CCTGACCGCAAATTTGGTGCTTTGGTTGGAGCGATCCGATTACCAGGTGAAAGATTTTATATTCAGTTATTACATACCTGGTCGAATGATTATTCGCTAAATGACTTGGCTATTGCCAACGATGTTGCGCCTTATTTTAGAAAATACGCAGTAGAAAAGATTGCTTACTCAAAGCGAACTGCAGCAGCCGTTGCTACCCGTTTATCTCAAGCCGGAATTCCAGTGGTTGATATGGATGGGGCGATTTATAGCGAAGCGTGTGATCGTTGGCTTGGTGCTATCAATAGTCATCGACTACAACATGGCGATCAAGAAGAATTAACTCAGCAAGTGCTATCAGCTGCCAAATTGCCGTATGGCGATGGTGCTTGGATTATTGGTCGAAGAGCATCAAGGGTTGCAGTTTGCGCCAGCGTTGCCAGTGCTCTTGTTTCCTACTTTGCGACACAACCAGAAACAGAGGTAGATATCCAAATCGGATAATTCGGACATAAGGTATAATATACGCCAATGGGACTATTTGATCGTTTTATAAATACTAATGCTCCAGCAACAACTTTAGATGTAGCTGCTGCAAATACACCTTACAATCTTCAAGCATCAGTTAGCGGTTTATTCTTTACTTCACAAACTGCAACAAGAGATCAAGCGATGTCCGTTCCATCTCTTGCAAGAGCAAGAAATATCATTTGCTCAACAGTAGGTTCATTACCAATCGAAACTTACAATCATTTTACTAAAGAGCACCTACGCCCACAAAGAGTTATTATGCAACCAGATCCTAGAGTTGCTGGTTCAGCAATTTATGCTTGGATCGCTGAGGATTTACTATTTCATGGCGTTGCTTATGGTCAAGTATTAGATGCTTATTCAGCAACCGATGGTGGTCGTGTTCGTGCTTGGACAAGAGTTGCACCTGATCGTGTTTCATATAATTTAAATGCAAATCAAACTGAAATTACAGCCTATTTAATTGATGGACAATACATCCCTTCAAGCGGTGTTGGTTCAATTATCGTTTTTAGTGGTTTAGATGAAGGCGTGCTAAATCGTGCCGGTCGCACAATCAGAGCTGCACAAGAATTAGAAAAGGCAGCCGAACTTTATGCTAAAGAGCCAGTGCCTACAATGGTGCTTAAATCAACTGGCACAAATTTGACTTCAGAGCGTATTACTAAATTGCTTGATAGTTTTAAGATCGCTAGAAATACAAGAGCAACTGCATTTTTGAACGCTGATGTGGCTTTGGAAACTTTAGGCTTTGATCCAACTAAATTACAATTGAATGAGGCTCGCCAATATCTAGCAACTGAAATTGCAAGAGCAACTGGCATCCCGGCTTCATTTGTATCTGCTGAAACAACCAGCATGACTTACTCCACAACAGTTATGGAGCGCAAGGCTCTTATTGACTTCTCTTTGAGAAATGTAATTACTCCAATTGAGCAAAGGTTATCTTTTCCGGATTTCGTGCCCAACGGCGTTCAAGTAAAATTCGATATTGACGATTTCTTGCGTGGTTCTGCTTTAGAGCGTGCGCAAGTTTATGAAATCCTAAACCGCATCGGTGCGATGAGTGTCGAGCAAATACAAGAGGAGGAAGACTTAATCCGATGAAGATTAATTTCCCAATTACCCTAACTGCTGCAGATAGCAATAAGCGCACTATCTCAGGCAAGATTGTTGCATGGAATGAGGCAGGTAATACATCTGCTGGTAAGACAATCTTTGCAAAAGATAGCATCGATTTCTCAAAGCCAGTTAAGTTATTACTGGAGCATGATCGCACACGCCCAATCGGCAAATTGCAAGACATCACTGCCGATGATGAAGGCATTAACGCAACTTTTAAGTTAGCAAAAACATTTGCAGCTGATGATGCTTTAGAAGAAGCAGCCACAGGACTTCGTGATGGTTTCTCAGTAGGCATCTTGGTTGATGCTTGGGATAGCAAAGGCGGAGCGATGGTAATTAGCGCATCTACTTTGCAAGAAGTGAGTTTAGTTTCAGAGCCAGCAATTGCATCCGCAAGAGTTGCTGAAGTCGCAGCAAGCGAGCAAGAGAATTCCGAAGCAACCGCTACGGATGAACAACCACAGGAGGACACAGTGTCTGATGTTAAATCAGAAGCCCCTATCGCCACCGAAGCGGTAGAAGCGGCAAAGGCTGAGCCAGTGGCAGTAGTTGCAAATCAACCAGTTGCATTTACAAAGCCACGCTCACCAATCAATAGCAAGGCAACATACTTGGAGCACTCAATTCGTGCTGCACTTGGATCAGATGAGAGCCGTCAATTCGTAGCGTTCGCAGATGATACAACTTCAACAAACGCAGGACTTATCCCAACTCCACAATCAACAGAAATCATCAACCCATTATCAAATGCTGATCGTGGAACAATCGATGCAATTTCTCGTGGAACACTTCCAGCAGCAGGAATGACTTTTGAAATTCCTAAAATCACTGCAGTGCCAACAGTTGCAGAGACTGCAGAAGAAGGCACACCATCTGAGACAGGAATGACTAACTCTTTCCTTTCAGTTTCAGTTAAGAAGTATGCAGGACAACAAACATTCTCAGTAGAATTGTTGGATCGTTCTTCTCCAGCATTCTTCGATGAGTTAGTTCGTCAAATGGAATTTGCTTACGCAAAGGCTACAGATGCAGCAGTTGCAGCAGCAATCATCACAGGCGCAACAGATGGTGGAAACCGCACACTAGATGCAGCAGGAATTCTTGATTTCGTTGCAGATGGCGCAGCTTCTATCTACTCAGGATCACTAGGATTTGCTCGCAACCTAGTTGTATCTCCAGAAATCTGGGCAGGCATCATGGGTCTAAACGACTCAGGTCGCCCAATCTACAACGCATCAAACCCACAAAACGCAGGCGGAGCAGTATCTCCAACTTCACTTCGTGGAAATGTTGCTGGCTTAGATCTTTATGTTTCTCGCTCACTATCAGGAACTGGCGATGGAGATGCTTTCATCATCAACCCTGAGTCATACACATGGTATGAGAGCCCACGCCTACAACTTCGCACCAATGTAATTGGAACTGGTCAAGTTGAGGTTGCTTACTACGGCTATGGCGCAATTGCAACAAAGGTTGCAGCTGGTGCTTACAAGTGGATGGTTGCTTAGTCAATAAGTAATTAGTGCCTGGTGGTGCTCCCGCTGCCAGGCATCCATTAATGGGAGTTTAGAGAGGAAGATATGCCTTCAATAATTACTGCAACTGAGTTGCGTGGGGTGCTTGGCGTATCTTCTTCTCTTTATGATGATACATATTTAAACGGCATTATCGACACTGCCGAAACAGTTATTCTTCCAATGTTGGTTTCATTTAAGAGCCCAGTGCAAGAGGCATCATTAACCGACAATGTGGCTACATTTACCACAGTTGGAGTTCATGAATTTACAGAAGGTCAATCAGTTGTAATTGCAGGATGTGGAACACCTTACAATGGAACACGCACAATCTTGGCAGATAATCTTGGACAATATACATTCTCATGCGCCATTACAAACGCAGATGTTGCGAGCGCAAATATCATTCCATCAGGAACTGCAACCCTCTCAGCTGCTTCAACTTATGTTGGCAACCAGGCAGTTAGATCAGCAGTATTCGCAGTATCTTTAGAAGTATTTCAATCACGCCTGGCAGGTGGTGGACAAATTGAAGGCGTTGATTTTACTGCCACACCATTTAGAATGGGTCGATCCCTATTCAATCGTTGCGTAGGTTTATTAGGTTCTTACCTAGATGTTGAGAGCATGGTTCAATGACCGCCTCAACAATCCTTTCACAAGTTAGACAACCACTAGCCACTGCACTTGGTTCAGTTGCTGGAAATGTTTATTCATTTGTCCCAGAGAGTGTTATTCCACCAGCAGTTGTTGTTGTGCCGGATAGTCCTTACCTAGAACTTGAGACAATCAACAAAACAACAATTCACACAAAGATTAATTTCACAATATCAGTAGCAGTTGCTTATAACTCAAATCCAGCAAGTCTGGACAATATCGAGCAACTCATTTTAAGCGTTCTGGCAGTTATCCCGTCAGGATATGTTGTTAGTTCAGTTGAACGACCAACAGTTCAGCAAGTTGGAGCAAGCACACTGCTAATCGCAGATGTTCGAGTTTCTACCTATTACACACAAACCGCA